TCCTGAAGGGTCGATTTTGAAATGGCCGCTCGTTCTGAAAACTGACTCAAGTACAGCCCCTGGCGGCGGCACAACTTGCGCACCGCCAGGCTAAGAGAAAATTTATATTTCATGGTTCCTCCTTAGCGTGACTACGCTCGATTTCTTCCAACAGTAATTTCGCCATGCAGTGCACGATATTTTCACGCGGCCAGAATTCCATGAGGCGTTTCAGGTGCCGAGGATCCCGCGCTAACTGATCGTTGTGTGCGATCATTACTTCGGTGGCGGTGACGTGTCTCATTGCTTAATCTCCGCTTTGACTAAGGCGCTTTTAAGCACCTGCATAAAATCTTTACGGGCTGACGCGCGCCACTCCCAGATATTTTCGTCGCGCTGAATCCAGTTGGCGGGTGAGGCCACAAAGCTGGCGATGCCTCAGCCAGCACAGCGCTGCGCTGCTGTTCTTCTTCGAATGCTTCCAACAGGAGTATCAAAAGCTCTGCCTGTGGCGCTGGTAGGCTTTCCAGCAGATTTCGCGCGCTTTGCTTTAGGTGACTTACGTTCGTCATTGGCTCTAACCTCAATCACTTTTACTGGTACCGGACGCGGGGCATTTATGCCGTTACGGATGTTGGCGCGGCGGCGCATTCCCCAGACGATCAGCGCAGTGTGATCGCAACCATCGTCGGGCTTAAACCGTTTGGCATATTTCAGGCCGGTGAAATCGTGGCTCATGTCTGTTTCCTTAACCGGCCCCGAAGGGCCGACGAGTTATGCGGCGTATTCGGGTTTCATGTCGGCCAGGGTAACGCTGTACTGTTCCTCCAGTTCGGCGCCCAGATGGCGCTTGCTGGTTGTATAAAGGCGTTCCAGCGCGGCGAATGCGTCACTGGCACCATCAGCGCCAGGTTTCGGCAGTTCGTTTATTGCCTGATTGAGTTTTTCGATAGCGGTTAACTGGTGGTACCGGGCAACGGCACGATTTTTCAATTCAACAAATAACGCGGTACCCAGACTGCCTTTAGCTTTTTCAATTTCACCGCGTAGAGTTTGCGCAACAGCCGGAGACTCAGCCTTGAGAATGTCCAGGCGGAACTGTTCGGCAGCGTTGGCAACCGGATTAACCTGCTCACTGGTTTCAACGGTGGCAACATCATCAGCAGGCGTAACCCGTTCAGTTGATGAAAGCGCCGCCAGGCTCACGCGGTTATCTGGCGCTGAAAACACCTCGCGTTCGTGACGTTCTTCCAGTTCATCCGGTGTGTACACACCTAAAATCACATCAGGGCAGTACAGGCGCGCCCAGCGCTTAACGCCCAGGTATGCCAACTGCTGACGTGGATCTTCGGCCCATAGTGTTGAATTACGGACGCGGGCTTGTGCCAGCAGCAGATCAAGCACGCGAGGTTCGGACTCGCCGCGCAGGGTGGCAGAAATGCGGATGCCAATACCTTCCTCATCCGACATGCGCCAGTCCGGCACGCGGTATTCCTTACCTTTATCGTTTTTCTTAATGGCAAATTTTCCGATGATTTTTTCCCACGGGCCGTACCACTCATATTCAAAACGGGTAGTCAGGATGCCGCTACGCACAATCACCGCGTTAACAAGCTGAGCCTCATAGCCCAGCACGCCATTAATGAGGTGGGTTTTCTGCGCGACCGCAAAAGGGTTCATCTGCCATTGCGCAGCCTGCATCGCCACAGCCATGCAGTCAGCAGGATTGCCCTGTAAATGCTGCGGTACCGTGGCAACGCCGCTTGCCATAACGGTGGCAAACTCATTGATAGCGCGCAGATACTGAGAATCGAACAGCGCAACATTTGAGTTAGTGACAACTGCCTGTTCGCCAGGGGCGGTAACTTGTACATTCATATTTTTATTCCTTAAACTGGGCGCAGAATTTCAAGACGGCGCAAGTCAAAATCATTTAGTTCGTCGGTATAATCTTCGGTAATTGGCGCAGGCCAGATACCGGTGTCATACGCGCTGGCGATAGCTGACAAGATGCGGTGATATTCAAGCGATCCCAGTTCAAGCAAATCCTGTGACGCCTCAATAACCGCCACCCAGTGATAGCTAGGGTCTTTGTTAACGAAGATCCAGAAGAACTGATCGAAGCCGCCAACCTCGGAATACATCGCCGCGCTGAGGTGGTAATCGCGTTCTGTGATTTCGCGGTGCAGGCGTGCGCGTAAGTAGTCCTGCTTGATGCGGCCCATGCTGGTGGTTTTCAGGTCAGCAGCAATGCGTATGCCGTCGATTTCCAGTTCAATATCTGGACGTACGCGCACCTCCAAACCGGTTTCGTCATCCATGCCGAAGTAACTCACCTCGTTAACACGTGACGGGTGGTTAAGCAGGTTGGATACGGACGGGTGCGCATAAACGGCGTTGTTCAGTGCCTGCAAGAGTGCGAAATCCGTATCACCGACGATCCATTTCCCCTCAGCGCCTTTGCGCCAGTTCTCGCTAAACTCATCAGCGAAAATCGCGTCAGGCTTGATTTCGCGAACCACGGCGGCCAGTACCTCTTTGCTGCCGCTGACGTTATAGGGCTGCTTTTTGGCGCGTTCTTCTGCGACAAACTCAGGTGCAATAGTGGCAAGCTGGTCTAAAACGCTGTCACGGCTGCCAGTGGTTTTAAGCGGTTGCGGCAACGTGGCGTTGAATTCCTTAATGCAGGCTTTCATAGCCGACGCCGTATGCTTTTCTGTTTCTGGGATGCGGCGGAATTCGTCGGGCAGGTTCTGATAAAGCGTTGCCGTTTCTTCTGCGTTTGCGCTCAGGGATAAAGGTGCAGGCAGCTTTTCGTTATGCGCCTCAATCATTTTTTTAATTGCATCGGGATCTGCCAGCGCCGGTAACGCGGCGTTGTAATCCTCAATGATTTTCTTCATTTCGCTGGTGGTGGAAATGGCCCCTTCTGGCAGCCCAGGGTAAACAACAAAGTCCTCAGCGAATTTTTCTGGCTCCAGCGTCAGGGCGTGTAGTTCGGTACCGAAGCGCAGCGGCTTTGTTTCTTCGCGCGGTATGGTTTTTTCAACGTGGCGACCGTGGAAATACATCAGGCTGATCCGTGCATCTTTTACCATGCTGCTGCTGATACCGCTGGCGGCGTGGTATGCCTCGTTTGGAATATTTTCATAACGGCCAGGCTCAAACACGGCAGGGAATGTTTCAGCTATATCAGTGACTTCCGGCACCACTTCCGTTTTTTCACCCTCATTTGAGGCGGTTTCTGCTGGCGCTGCTGTTACCGGTTCTGTCACTGGCGCAGGCGTTTCCACCTGCGGCGCGACTGTTTCACCCAGCAGGGCAGTGACATCAAACATGCCGTTACCCATATTTTTAATGGGCTCGTCTGTCACTGGCTCCGCTGTTGTTGCAGGGGCAGGCTCTGGCTCAGGTATTGAGGCATTAACCGTGCTGTGAGCAGCCGTAAGCGTTTCCTGTGAGGGATTGGCGTGGTCTGTTTCAGCCAGGGTTTTATTGATGTAGTACTGTAACTGCCCTGGGGTAAGATGAATATCTTCCGGCGCAGAGCGGATCAGCGCAAAGATAGCCGCACGCGAGTTATCAAGGATGCCGGGCGTGTTGGTCAGGGCGCGATTCCATGCCGCCCAGGTCTCATGACGTTCTGCGACCATTTCCTTAGCCCTGCGGAAAATCGGCGTGGGGATTTCGTAAATGTCGAAATCAGACGGGAACAGGGCGCAGGCAATTTCGATACCCAGCGTTTGCAGGGTATGTTCATAGTCAGGATTGCGATCAGTTTTGATACCGCCGCCCGCCGTGGCGCCACTGGCGGTTTTCTCTGTCACAGTGGAAGTGGTCACGGTTTGAGATTTGCCAGCGATACGGGCAGCCCATTTCGCCGTAACGTCACTGCGGCGACTGTGATTACCCTGGGCGCGGGCGGAGGCATCATTGTGCGCGTCCAGCCATTCGCCAGTGAATTTCAGCAGGTCAGAAACCTGCGGAACGGCGGTGCCGGGCACCCACACGGATTTAGCCGCTTCAACCCATTCTGCAACCGTTAACCGGTAGGCGTGTTGCAACTGCATCACTTTGGTATTGCGGGCCACCAGCAGCAGGTTTTGCGGATAGGATTCGTCGGTATCCATCGCCAGCGCAGTTACCGCGGCTAAATCCTCTTTGGTGTATTCGCGCTGTGTACCAAAAATCCACGCACCGATAACAGCCTGTTCAACGGCCAAATTTTCCAGGGCAATAATGCATGCCTGCGTGGTTTCAGTTTCAACGACAGGATCAACCGTTGCTGGTGCAGCGGGTTCAACCGTGGTTGAGCCTTCGACGCCGGGAATTTTCTCCCAGTTCATTTTGTCGCTGGCAAGCTGGTAGCGCTCGCACCACGCGGAATCAAGCACACCCTCGGGCGGCAGATCGTCAACCACATGGAAATTGGTCACGACAGGGGAAAAGAAATCTTCCTCACTGAGTCCGGCATCTTCCATAGCGTTGGCAGCATCACGAATGACGCGGTTTTCACTGGCGCGCGTTTCCCAGAAAATGTGATCTTTCTGGCCTGCTTTTTTCTTGGCGCGCAGGTATACAAAGAAAGGTTTAAGTGCAGTCATGGCCGGTTCCTCAGTGTCTTACAGCGGCAGAGATAATTGCGGACATAACGACAGCAGCCGGATTTTCATCAGAGGCGATTTGAACTGCGTCAACGTCCAGGTTAGTTCTCCAGGCGAACAGGGTGCGCAGGGCGCAGGTAGGGCAATGCTCATTACTGATACGGCCAGCAGAATTGAAAGCTGTTGCGCTGTCATCGATTTTATTAATGCTGATATAACCAATGATTTCACCGGCAGCAGAAATACAGTCAATACGCTGTTCATCTGAATAAAAAACACAACTGGGTTTTATTCCGACTGCAAAGTTAAGACGCATAATTCATTTTCCTTTTCTGATTTCAGAATGTGGATTTCCCTGACGCATGCGCCACGGGATATATTTGTGCTGAGATTTAATTAACCTGCGGTTGCCCGCGATTGTTTAAAACGACTTCAATTTTTTCACTGGTAATACGGACACTTTCAAAAACAGACCGTGCATAAAGCCCTTTATCGACGTTGGCAGACGCCAGCCATGATTTCCCTTTGTAGCGGATCAACGTGCCCGGAAGCACATCACGGCGGGGCAATAAAGCGGTACCGTACATGGTGATCTCCTTACCCTCATTCGCTTGTTGTGGTGTCAGCGTGAAAGCTGATGAAGATAAATCTAAAATAACTTAGGTTTACAGTCAACATGGAACCTAAAAATATTTAGATTTCATGTTTGGAGCTTAGGAGGGGTTAACGCATCTTCCTGCGGTGTTCTACAACGACACCGATGATCTCGATGTTTTCGTGAAGGGAGTTTAGTGTGGCAAAATCTTCATTGAGAGGGACTAATTCGAAAGCATCCTCACCGTCTTCAGTAACACCTCTGGATCTGTATTTTTTGAATGTCGCTTCATCGCTTCCATTTTTAGCGACTACATAATCACCTGGTTTTGGGTAGAGTTCTGGATCAACGATTATGCTGTCACCTTCTTTAAAATCAGGCTCCATGGACTTACCGCGAATCAATAACGCAAAAGTGCTAACTGAATGCGGTTCTGAGGTCAGTATGAAATCCAATACTCCCTCAACGTTGGAGGCATCAGTAGCTGCCGTCCAGTTTCCGGCCTGTACCCAGCTTATTACAGGGACTTTGCTATAACCCATTGGTGAGAATGATACGTTCGACCCTTCTTCCTTCCCTGTAACAAAGTAGGACTCAGACACGCCAAAAAATTTTGCAAGCTTGGTGAGAGATACCCCACCAGGTTGGTTTTGATCCTTCTCCCAATACCCAATGGTCACATCGGATACGCCTATAGCTTTGCCGAGCTGAGCCTGAGTCAGTTTTCTTTCTTTCCTAAGCGTCTTAAGTCGCGTTCCTAACGTACCCACGCGCCACCTCATATCGTAAAAAAACTAACTTATCTTAGTTTCTATTGACCAAAATAAAGTTAGTAAATAGAATCTAAGAAATTTTAGGAGGAATGTATGACCACTACTGAGTTAGAGCAGTATTTCGGTACACCCAACAAAGCGGCTGAGTTCTTTGGCGTTTCACCTGAGGCTCTTTTATCAATGGAAAAAAAGACCCGGTGGACTAATCCCTAAAGGCCGCGCTGCTGAAGCAGCCTTAAGGACTGGAGGAGCCTTAGTTTTCAACCCAAACAATTACGGCAGAGCAAAAAGAACGGCTGCCTAAACAAACCTCATGGCGCGTAGAGAAATTAACTCACATTTAAGCCATATAAGATAAGGAATTATCAATCATGGAGTCCGCAAATAAACGCAAAAAAGCAAAGCGCATTGAAAGCCAGTTATTAAGCCGTCTTGCAGTTAATGGACAGGGGAAATTTGCCCGTTTCATTGGCATGGATGACGCAGCGGTAACGCGCATGAAATACGCCATTGGAAATCAGAAGCACAGCTTTTTTGAATTAATGAGCCTGGCGCTGGTTTTTATGGAAATTCATTTTCCTGAATCACAACTGGAGGAACGCTTAGAAAGGTTAGAGCGGCTTTTTGGACGAAAAAAATCCCCGGCTGCCACCGAGGATTCTTCTCAAATCACGATTGATTTTTAACACCACAACAGGAGCGAGTATGCCAGGAATTACTGGTTATGTAAACAGTGAAAGGGGGAAGCCGTGACTACTGCCAAACTCTTTGACTTCAACACCGCGCGACAGCGCAGGAGCAACCGGATGGAGAACCAGAAACACGGATTCATCCCGTTGTACCGTAGCATTCTCAAAAAGCCGTGGGCCAAAGATGTTTATCTCAGAACGCTATGGGATAACCTGCTTTTTGCTGCCCAGAGACAGCCATACACAGCCCGATTTAAGGGGCGCGAGTGGCATCTGAGTGCCGGACAATTGGTGACGACCGCAGCGGATTTAGGGCTGGGATTATGTGATCGCAATGGTCAGCCGGTCAGCAGGGATGCAGTCGTTCGAATGCTCAAAGTTTTCGAGCGTGAAGGCATGATTTCCATGGAAGGCGAGAAGCAAAAAGGCACTGTGATAACCATCACAAACTATGCCGAATATGCTCAAAAAATAGACGATTTACCCGCACATGAAGCCGCACATACAGCCGCACATGACAAAGCCAGCAACGGCGCGGGTTTAGAGGGGATGGCCGCACATGAATCCGCACAAACACCCGCACAACATGAACAACAATATATAAACAACAATATTAAAAGATCTTCGTTTGAGAATTCTGACGAATCCCCAAACTCACCCTCTGAAAATGATTTTCCTGTTAAGCCAGATGCAGCGATCAGCTCACCCAAAGGCAACAAGTGGGGCTCACCTGACGACCTGCATTGCGCCGAGTGGATCGCGGGCCTTGTCGCGTCAATCCGTCCGGCAGTGCGCAGGCCAAACCTCACAACCTGGGCCAATGACGTTCGCCTGATGCGTGAAATCGACGGGCGCACACATCGCGAGATCTGCGAATTGTTCAAATGGGCCAGCCGCGATGCGTTCTGGTGCTCAAATATTCTTTCGCCGGCCAAACTGCGCGCTAAATGGGACACGCTCTGTCTCCAGCGTGACGCCACGCCACGCAGGGCAGCAGCGTCAGCGCTGGATTACAACAACACCGACTGGATCCACGGGGTGATCGAATGAAAAGCATTGCTGAACAGATGGTTAACCTTGACCGTGAAAATATGAAGCGTGTTGCTAACGGTCTGGCGGAAATCCAGGACGATGCACCGCAGCAGGCAGAGCAGGTTGCCGAAATTTTTAACACGCTCTTTGGTCAGTTACGTGCGGCGTTTCCGGCTGCCATGGCTAATCTCCGCACCCAGGAGGAATTAAACGAATTCCGGCGCCAGTGGCTTTTGTCATTCCTAGAGAACGGGATCACCACAATGGCACAGGTCAACGCTGGCATGCGGGCAGCCCGTAAACAGGAAAAACCTTTCCTGCCCTCCCCGGGGCAGTTCGTCGCCTGGTGCCGTGAGGGCAAGGGCGCATTAGGGATCACCGCCGCTGAGGTGCTTAAAGAATTCTGGCACTGGCGCAGGACGGTTTTCCGGTACCCAACCAGCGAACAATATCCATGGTCACAGGCGGTTATGTATCACATCTGCCTGGAACTACGCCGCCGCAGCAATGAGCGTCAGCTTACTGAACCTGAATTGCTGGGCGAGGCTAAAAAGCTCATTCAGTACTGGGATGACCGCGTTTCTGAGGGCAAGCCAGTGCCACCCGTTCGCAAGGCTTTGTCAGCGCCAGCACAGGACAGCGGCCCAACGCCCGCCGAAATTCTCAGGCTGAATACCTGCGCCGAAAAGGGATGGTGTGATATGGCTCAAATGCATCTGGTGAAAACCTCTGCCACAACCATGATGGTGGCCAACGCCGAAGCCGCCGAAGTGCTGGCGCGCATCAAAACCGGTGCCTGGCTGAGTTGCGACGTGCGTCAGGCGCGTAATTACAATTTCCACAAACGCTTTTTTGCGCTGCTGAATCTGGGCTTTGAATACTGGACGCCCACGGCTGGCGCTGTGTCGGAATCCGAAAAATCGTTACTGCGTCAGTACGTCGATTACCTCAGTACGCTGACCGGCCAGCAAAGTGTGTTAAGTGAAACCTTGGACGAATTTCTGTCGCGCACAGGTGCCAATCGCGCTGAGGGTGTGGCGCTGGTTAAGTCGTTCGAAGCATTCCGTAAATGGGCGGTTATGACAGCCGGGTTTTACGACGAATATATTTTGCCCGATGGCACTCAGCGCCGCGAAGCCAAATCAATTTCGTTTGCCAGCATGAAAGAGCACGAATTTCAGGAGGTTTACAAAGCGGTTTTAAATGTCCTCTGGTACCAGATCCTGTTTCGCAAATTCGACAGCCAGCAGGCAGCAGAGAACGCCGCCGCGCAGCTACAGGAGTTTGCCGCATGAAAAAAGAATGCTGCATTTTCTGTGGTGCTGAGGCGACGCTTTATTGTGATGGTCATTTAGGTTATCCGCCGCATGAGGCAGAGCCCGATAAAATATCTGCTCTCAAGCCGTACACATGCGACGCGCCAATATGTGAGAACTGCACGACAAGAGCAGGACATTTCCATATCTGCTTAAGGGGTAAAAAAGGCGGCTGCATCCATGACACAACGGATTATTGCCCTGTATGTGCTGATTTGCCCCGCACAAACCGCCGCTTGATTTATTCCAGTAACCAGGCAGCAGCAACACGGGCCGCTCACTGGCTCAGTGCACCAACTGACTATCAAAAGCGAAACAGAGTTATTCAGGGAGGCGGTCAGCAATGCCTCGACCTGTAAATATCCGCAGGGAAGCGCGTGGCCGCAATTGTCAGGTGAGAATTCCCGGCATCTGTAATCACAATCCTGAAACCACAGTACTGGCGCATTACCGCCTTTCCGATTCATGCGGTACCGGAATCAAACCGCCAGACACACAAGGCGCTTTCGCATGTAACGCCTGTCACGATGCCATAGACGGCAGGATTAAAACTGATTTTACCCGCGATGAACTCCGCCTGTATCACGCAGAGGGCGTTTTTCGCACACAGCAATTGCTTATCGATGAGCAGTTAATATTTTCATAATAATTATCTGGGGTGTGGCTATGCGTGATATTCAACAGGTTCTTGAGCGCTGGGGGGCGTGGTCATGCTCTGGCGGCGATAACGTAGGATACGCGCCAATAGCGGCGGGCTTTAAAGGGTTATTGCCAGCGAAACAGCGTAGCCGCGCCTCATGCACTGACAAAGACGGAATTACTATTGATCGCTGCATGGCGCGGCTGATGAAAAATAATTTCGATATGTATGATCTGCTGGTGGATTACTACATCTACCGTAAAACGTTTATGCAGATTGCCCGGTTACATGGTTGTTCTGATACGTATATCGGCAAACAATTGCAGAAAGCAGAGGGCGTAGTAGAGGGCATGCTTTTAATGCTGGATGTTCAATTAGAAATGGATAAATACATTATGCGAGAACCAGAAGGTAAAAAATTAATCGCATAATTGTTTACGATCGTAAAAAAACAGATATTCTGCTAAGGGTGGTCACTACGCCACACAGCTTATAAGCCTCGCCTCTGTGCGGGGCTTTTTGTTTGAGTATCTTTGACCTGCGCTACTACCTGACTCAAAGAGCATTAATAGTGCCAGGCAAAAAAATCCCCGCCAGCTACAGGCACGCGACTGGCGGGAAATGGACTAAATTGAGGTTACTTATATTTATCATAGAGTTGTCTTAACTACGCACTGGGATGGTAGATTAATTCAGCAGGTTTTAATCAGGTGAATAAACTGTGATTTTGAGTGATAATCACGCGATTGACATTTAAATTGCAGCCAGACTAGTGTTTATACTGGTACTAATGCGGTGAATCCCCCTAAGCGGTGGGGCAGAGCCAGAACCCATTAGTATTATCGCCATTGCTGTGCGGCTCAGTCTATGGGTTTACTGAGTCACCGGGAGGCACCCGGCACCGCAGACATATAGTCACAATTTGCAGCACTCTAAGGCTCACTTCGGTGGGTCTTTTTTATTTCAACTCTTCTACTCACAGCTTCCGTAACTAACGGAGGTAATAACATGGGCAAAACTATGCCAGACAAAATAGCGTCAGCATTATCCTATGGCACGTCAGGCGGGCTTATTGTTGGCGGTTGGCGTGGCTGGTTTGAATGGTTCCACGGTCTTGACTGGAACTTTATTGGCTTATCCAGCGGCGTGTTGCTGGGTATCGCAACATTTGCAGTCAACGTTTATTACAAACGCCGCGATGATGCCCGTAAAGAGGCGTCTCACCAGTTTGATATTGAGCAGGATCGTTTACGCACAGAGGCAATCCAGAATCTGGCGCAGCGGTCATCGAAATTAACTTCCAGCGATGCGCCAGCAGTAATCGCCGCGCTTAACACAACAATCAAAAGCGTGGACGGTAAAAATGGCGATGTCACCCAGGCTTAAAAAAAACCTGAGCGCGGCAATGGTGGCACTGATAGCTGGTGGAGCTACTGCCCCCGTTCTGATGGATCAGTTTCAGCAGGAAAAAGAGGGTTCACGCCTCATCGCATACGCCGATAACGGCGGCATCTGGACGATATGCGGCGGCGTGACGCGCGTTAATGGCAAGCCGGTTGTAAAGGGCATGCGCCTGACCGCTGACCAGTGCCGCGCTATCGACAGGGCGGAACAGGCCAAAGCGTTAGCCTGGGTAGATAAAAACGTACACGTTCCACTGACCGAACCGCAGAAGGTTGGCATAGCGTCATTCTGTCCGTGGAACATCGGCCCCGGTAAATGCCTGCCATCAACGTTCTACCGGAAACTGAACGCAGGCGATCGCCTGGGAGCATGTGCAGAGATAAAGCGCTGGATATTCGACGGCGGGAAAGATTGCCGCATTCGCTCTAATGGCTGTTACGGGCAAGTTATCCGCCGTGACCAGGAATCAGAGCTCACATGTTGGGGGCTGGATCAATGACGTGGCTTAAAGCGAACGCAAGCCTGGTAATGGCAATTCTGCTGGTAGTGCTGATAGCTGGCCTGATACTTACCACCAGCCATTACCGAAACAGCGCTGTGAAGTTTAAAGAGCAGCGCGACGGCTGGAAAATACAGTCAGCACAGCAGCAGGAGACAATTAACGATATGCAGCGTCGCCAGCGTTCAGTTGCTGCGCTTGATGCCAAATACACAAAGGAACTTAACGATGCTAAAGCAACTATCAATCAGCTTAAGCTTGATGTTGATTCTGGCAAGCGCAGGTTGCAACTCAATGCCACCTGTAAGCCAGCCACGACCGGCACCACCAGCGCCACCGGCATGGCTAATGCTTCCACCCCCAGACTTACAGACTCCGCTCAACGGGATTATTTCACCCTCAGAGATAGAATCGAAACAGCAGGGAAGCAGATAGCGGGATTGCAAACTTTCATAAGAGAGCAATGCTCAGAGTGGTAATCTTGCTCACAACTTATAGACGCCAGAATGCAAAATACCAGTGAGTTGTGTAAAATTTGTGCATCACTAAGGAGGATTGAATGCGCACAGATTTAGATTATTTGAAAGGTATGATGACCGTATTTCTGGATTCGGAGCAACCATTCATCTCAACTGGCATATTGGATCAAGCGGGATTTGACATTAGCTCTGATAAAGGCATGTTTCATTACATGCAATTAATTGAGCAAGGCTTTATCAGTAATCGCTCAATGGTTACTCATAATCCTGAAAAATTGGGGTATATCTATCACTTAGGCGGAATGTCTGCCATGGACGTTGAAATCAGGTTAACCACTTCTGGCCAGGATTTCGCTACAGCACTCGAAAGCAAGGATGTTTTTGAAAGGCTCAAAGAAATTAGTAATGAACCACTGAGTGTGATTAAGGATGTGGGAGTGGAGTTACTAAAATCGTACGCAAAAAAACGATTTGGATTATCAGATTAAACTAATTTTGCAACTGTAAATTTTCTGGTTGGGTTAAAAGAGGTGAGCCGGGATTTGGCGCATAAAAATGCGCCAAATCTTACATATAACTGCTTTTAACCTTTGACGTAGGGTTTTTCATATTCAGCTTTTAGCGCTTTAAAGGTTTTTTCAAAGTGATCGGTAATAAATTTGTCCGGATTAGAGTTGTAGTTACCGTTGGCCATGCGGCCTGCTAATAAACGGCAGGTTTGCTCAAAAAGAAAATTTCTGTGTTGTACATTATCATTGCTCATACTTCTTAACTCCATTTAAAAGTGCTGCCTCATAGCAGTGGTTTTATGATGAACTTTCCTTATGATTTTTCAAATAAAAAAGACGTAATCTCTAAAGAAAAACTCGTATTGATGTGACTAAACTCAAATTCTTGGTTGGGGAATGGATTGCGAGAGCAGGTTGATTGCCTAAAAAACAGGCTATCTTAAAATTTTGGCATCAGACATAGAAACAGGGCGGGATAAACTCCGCCCTTAAGATTATCTTACCTGTATGAAGCGGTAAGAGTTTTTTATGACCCTAGCAAAGTAACCACCTTTTGAGCCGGCTGACAACAAACTGTGATAAATCGCTGAGGGAACCCCGAAGTATTGATAAATCGAACCTGAATTAAATTCTATTTCCAGAGTAGAAGATAAAGGTTCATAACCAACAGATCGGAGATTTGAAGATGCAACATTCTGACGCTGCAAAGTTCTCTCCTTGTAGTGGTGGGATAATTCCCAAGGAGATTATATCTAGACTCATCAAAGGTAACTTTGTTGATGATCACGGTCATCGCCTAGACATGTGTGAGGATTTTCACAGATTGATAGCTTTAGTTAACACCGTAGATATAGAGACAAGAAAATGAATTTTCATCCCAGATTTTCGCGCGCGTCTTTTCGCGCACGTGCGCGCGGTAAAGAGGGAAATGCGGTTATCTTTTTTTCTGAAAAAAATCACGGTGCCGTGAATTCAGGAAAACCCAGAAAAACGGGCGTTTCGATTTGTTTTGAGGCTATGCATTTTGGGCCTGCTTTATGCACCGTTTATGCAGTGTCGTTTTGTAGCTTTCGCCTGGATAACTGAGGAAAACGCAGGGTTCACGGTGACATTTCAATTTGGCATGCTGGCGAAGTGCGCATTAGACCTATTATGTTAAATATGGCTGTTTTCGTGAAATTATCCTCTGCACCCATCGCTGTTCTGCCCGGCTGTCAGGCGCTTGCCTGCTGTGATATAACTGGCGAAACTTTCTTTACAGAATGGATTCAGCGGATGCAAGCTGGAAAGCCAAGAAAAATAAACGCAGAGAAATTGCTTAAGTTCTTCGAAAGCAAGGCAGGCGTATGGATTGTATTCATGCTTTGTGGAGTGGCGTGGGCGGTTTGGTTTTTAACAGCCGTAATGCTGTCGTCAGCCGTGTATCACTTCCCTGCGTGGTTTTGGATTCTGCTTCCCTTTGGTGCTGTAATAGCAACTATGCTTTCAGGTTTTGTTCTGATGACGGCGTGTGTCCTAGCCTTAAGCATATGGATAAACACAAGGGGCAGGAGTAATTTTTTTAGGTTTGCAATGGCCTTATTGGCATTAGTGGCAGTGGTGCTGATGCTTGGTTTCCAATACGTCAATCAAGATTAAAATTAAGGCGTGATATGATTAAAAAATTACTAATTATTTCATCTCTGGTGGTCGCGCTGGCCGGTTGTCAGGCGCATTCAGTAAGCGGTTCTCCAGCCGCCTCTCAAACATCAATTCATCCTGCTAACGATGCTGATTATCACCGCAGTGCTGCAATGGCAGTGCAGTCAGAATTTTATGATGCAGACAGCTACAAAGGGCGAACCTGTAATTTGCAATTGCACCAGGTGTCGGGGCAGATGCCGGATAGCATTAACACGGTAGGCGGCGATCCTGCTTTATGTACAGCAGCTATCGAAGCAATTAAAAAGGCAATTGAACATGGCCGCTATCCTGTTAAGCCTTCATCGCCGGACAGCAAGTTAACTGAAAGCATACCGATGGTTATTAGTCCGCATTAACACACACTTATTAACACAGACCCGCTACGGCGGGTTTTTTTATGCCTGAAAAACGAGGTGAACCGATGGAACAAAGTAAACCCAAAAGCGGCCCCGGTCGCCCACGTAAAACCAAAATTGAAACACCCGGCGCTGACGAGAACAACAGCCAGCCGACAATTCAGGAGCAGGTAAGTCAAATCGTCACCAGCACAGCGCCAGCGCCGCACAGTGAAGCTATGGCAGGGCAAGTAGCGGCAGAGGCTGAAAAGGGAAACGTAGTTAACACCCATCACGCAGCAAAACCAAAGATTGGCGATAAGTGGGCTGGCATGGTGCTGACTAAGCATGGCTGGGCGGCCATCGATTCAGAGGAGTAACAAACTATGCCGGGCTTCTCTGGTGGTGTGGGCTCATCCGTAGGTGGTGCGGCTGGTGATAACGGCAGTGCAGGAAATGGCGGAAATTATCGAAGCGGGTATAGCTGGGATGCAAATAAGCCTGGATCCGTCTCATTCAATGGTGGCACTGCCAACACGTTAGGCGGCTGGAGTAAATCATCAACTAATACTAGCAGTGGTAATGCAGGCGGCAATTCTGGTGGTAATTCAAGCGGCAACTCTGGTAATGCAGCCGGTAACGCCTGGGGGCAATACAGCTTTGCTGACTTACAACGCATGGCTAGCCAGGCACAGCAGGCGTTAACGAATCCACGGCTTAACGGCTTTAACCGCGTGATGCAGCAAGCCTCACTTTACAGCATCCAGCAGGAGATTAACCGGAGGGGGCCAGAGCAGGCAGCACAGCAAGCCTCCCAAAAGGCCGCACAGCAGGCAGCCGCAGCAGAAGCCGCGCGACAGGCAGAGGCAGCCCGCATCGCTGAGCAGCAGCGCCAGCAGCGTATTCAGGCAGAAACAGCACAGCGCCAGAGCCTGCAACAGCAGCTTGGCAGCACTGACAGCATCGAGGCCACCCGCGCCCTGGTTAACCAGATTAACGGGCTGGGTTCGGAGGCAGACAACGCAGCAGCGCTAAATAAATCCCTGCTGGATTCTGCGAATGCTCGTTTGTCACTCCAGACTGAGGCACAGAAAAATAACGCTATCGGTTCTGCGCAGTCAGCACAGCAGGGACAAAGCTCCAGCGCTGCAACCGGCCCCAATACCGCGCTTTACAGCAGCAAGATTTCGCAGGCTGTTGGCACACCGATAAGCCTTTCTGACCAGCAGGCGAACGCTGATGAAGCGGCCCGCATGGGTGGTTACAACGACACTTCCAGCTTTGGAAAAATACGGAGCGTGGCGCGTGCCGCCCTCGGTGGTCTGGGTGTGGCCGGGCCTGTTGGTGGCCTTCTGAGTGGTGCCGCAGCGGTTTACAGCAACTTCATTAGTGACCGTCAAAACGCATCATCCCGCGCACTGACTACCGGCACAGCGGCATCAAAGGCCGGAATTGGTGACGTGCTGGCGGGCATGGTCAAAGGTGGCCTGACTGGTGCCGCGCTTGGCCCGTTCGGTGCGCTGGCTGGTCTGGTTGCTGGTGGAGCTATGGCATCCGGTACCGCGCCGACCGCAGATGATTTGAAAGGCGTTAATCCGCTTAACAACGGTGTGACGCAGGACAAAAGCAGTTACGGCCCCGGCCAGACGCTGGCGAACGGTCAGCGCATAGGGCAGGGGAATGCCAACGATTACAAGCCCGGTAGCCTCGGTTCTGTTTTCGCGGGCGGCGGCTACAACCCTGCACCCGTTAACCCGGCACCCTCAACCGGCAGCGGCGGCACAACATCACCTGGCAGCAGTACCGGCACTGGCAACAGCGGCATTGATGACCGTAACAAGGCTGGTCAGTCGGCTTTCAGTTCGTTCATTGATGACCTGCGCAAGCGCCAGATGAACAACCTGCTTTACACAAACGCGGGCTGGAACGGTACCAGCGGCACGTCACTGCTTGGCAGGGTTAGCGGCTCACAGGGCGCAATCGGCGGGCTCAGTGGTCAGGTAATTTCACAATATGGCGGCGGGCGCTCATTGCTGGGCGGTGCCTGGTCGTTCTGATACAGGAATATTTAAATGGCACAGAACGCAGCCGAAATTCTAAAAATTTGGAATCAGGCTAAGGAAAGCCGCACGCCGCTTCAGTCGCACTGGCAGGACGCATACGACTACACCTACCCGCAGTTAGGGCAGGGATTCAGCGGCATTAAGGACAGCGGAACAGCGGATTCCAAAAAAGCGGAATTGCTGGACTCAACCGGCACAGACGCAACGCGCACCCTGGCATCTGCGTTAATCAGCGGCATGACGCCCGCTAACAGTCAGTGGCTGAATCTGCGCATTTCCGGGCAGGACGACATGAGCGCAGCAGGGCATTACCTCAGCCAGTGCGCTGAACTGGTCTGGCGGAATATTCACAGCGCCAACTACGACAGCGAGATTTACGGCTCAATGCTCGATTTCTGTATTGCTGGCAGCTTTGTGCTGTACATCGATATTGATCGCGAGCGTGGCGGCTTTGTGTTTGAGCAATGGCCCATTTCCGAATGCTGGTGGTCGAGCACCACGCGCGCCAGGGTAAACATGATTTTCCGCGAGCACGTTCTAACGGCGGCGCAGGCTTTTGGTCAGTTCGGTGAAAAAGCTGGCGAGAAGGTTGTAGCGACATACCAGCGTAACCCGATGGAAAAAGTGCGTTATCTGCATGCGATTGGCCCGCGTCAGGTTTATGCCATGGGCGGCAAGCTGGCCCGCAACAAACCGTTTTACTCGGTTTATATCTCGCTTGCAGATAACCAGATCGTCAGCGAATCCGGCTTTGACGAATTTCCCTGCATGGTACCGCGCAGCACAAAACTGCCTGGCTGTGAGTACGCTACGGGCCTTGTTTCTGATGCGCTGCCCGACATTAAGGAACTGAACTACCTCAAGCGCTACGAGAAATCAGCCGCAGAACTGGCGGTTTCTGGCATGTGGATTGCGCAGGATGACGGCGTGCTTAACCCACGTACGGTTAAAGTTGGCCCGCGCAAAGTCATAGTGGCCAGCACCGTGGATGCGATGAAACCGTTGCTGACCGGCAGCGATTTTAAAGTTGCCTTTCAGAATGAACAGACGTTGCAGAACAACATCCGGCGCACCCTCATGGCTGACGTGCTCACTATGGCGAACGGCTCCGGCCAGATGACGGCAACCGAAGTTAACGAGCGCATGAATATCATCCGCCAGCAAATGGCGCCGATGTATGGCCGCCTTCAGGCCGAATTCCTGATCCCAATGGTTGAGCGTTGTTTCATGCTGATGCTGCGCAATAACGTGTTGCCGCCGCCACCAGATGATTTAAACGGGATTGATTTCCATGTGGCGTTTGATAACCCGCTTGCCCGCGCTCAGAAACTGGCGCAGGCCACAGCCATTCAGCAGGCAGTTGGATTTGTGGCGAACTATGCGCAGGTAATGCCGGGCATTGGTGACAACCTGGACGTTGATGCGGCCACACGTGATCTGTTCTCAACGCTTGGCGTACCCGCAGACATTATCCGCAGTGACGATGATGTGAAGGCGCTCAGGTCACAGCAGGCGCAGGCAGCGCAGGCACAACAGGCACAGGCAATGCAGGATCAGTTGGGAATGCAGAACGCCAGTGAGCAGATTACAGCAGCTAACCAGCCAGCGGCCTGATTATGACGAAACCCACAGATTTTGATTACGTCACGCTCTTTGAGAGTTGCCCTGCCGGGCCTGAAATTCTCGAACAGCTTGTCTCCATTTTCGGTAATAACCCTTATGTGAAAGGCGGCCACGATGCTGATCGTCAGACAGCATTCAACGCCGGGCAATTGCACGTGGTGAATTACATCCTTAACCGCATTAATCGCGGCAATAACCCTCAGATGACACAGGAAAGAGACGATGACTGATACAACCGATAACGCAGGCGCAGTAGATACCTCAACTGCACAACCAGCGCCGGGCGCAGAGCAGCAGGGCAGCACAAACCAGACAGGCGCAACGCTGCTGGGAAGCCTGTCGCAGACTCAGGAGCAGGCGAACGGCACCGTTTTAGGCAGCGCTGCAACAACCACACCGCCAGCCGCTGAACCGGGTAAGCCAGCGCCTTTCAGCTTTCCCGAAAAATTCCAGGTTAAAAACGGCGATGATCTGGATTTCACTGCCTCGGCACAGAAACTGTCAGAGGCTTATACCAATCTTGAAAAGCGTTTCGGCGCAGGTGAGGCGCGGCCAGCGGAAATCAGCGGTTATAAATTCAGTGATCAGTTCGGTGAAGGATTTGGCGATCGCTTTATGAATGACCCGGCCACTAAACCATTTCTGGAAAAAGCGCATGAACTGGGCCTGAACAATGCGCAGCTTAATTTTATGGTGGGTGAGCTCATCGCCAGTGCTCCGGCTCAGGCTGAAACTGCAACGGGCTTTTCACAGGAACAGGCGATGCAGGATCTACAACAGTCCTGGAAAGAACCGGCTGAATATAACCGCAATATGCTGGCCGCAGACCGTGCGGCAAAATTTGGATTCGGTGACGATTATCAGCGCTGTATCGCGCGTTATGGTAATGACCCTGCGATTATCCGACTGCTGGCGAAGGTGGGTAGCGAACTCAGCGAAGATTCGATCCGGCTGTCAGCTTTGCCGCAGATGGATGCGGAAAGCGTTGACGACCTGATGAAGTCAGATGCTTACCGCGATCCAAAACATCCCGATCACCGCCGCGTATCTCAACAGGTGCGAAGCTTTTTCCAGAGAACTGCTGGAAACGAAGAAGTGCATTAACCTTTAGGCCCGCTCTGGCGGGCTTAGTTTCACCATGCCCTTAAGATATATCTTGAACGCATCAATCTCACCGTGTTATACAGCATGCAATGACCACAGCGACCGACCCCGAAAGGACAAGTCACCCGCTGTTACCTCCGCGCCGGGGTTCCCCGATAACGCTTATCAGGTCTGCACGCAAACCCTTTTAACGTTTTTCGAGGATTACACCATGCCACAAGATTTCGCTACTAATGGCGGACGCATCACGTCCGCATTCGTCCAGGAATTTCACCGCGGATTTGAAATTGCCTGTTCGCAGAAAGATTCCCGCCTGCAATCGACAGTAACCGATCGCGGCTCAATTACCGGCGCATCGTTCACCATCAATGATATGGGTATTGTTGAAATGAGCGATCGCGGTTTTGCTGATCGCTTTGGTGATACCGTATGGTCAGTGCCTGATGCCGGTACACGCATTGCAATGATGACCGATGCTGATTTGTATATTCCGGTTGAGCCTGTGGATGTGCCTAAACTGCTGGCACAACCGCAGGGTGAGTATCAGCAGCGTATGGTTGAGGCGGCAAACCGCAAAAAAGACCGCACCATCTACAACGCTATCCTGAGCGATATTCAGCGCAAAACAGTTGCTAAAGACGGCACAGCCACAACCGCCGCGCAGACCTTTGCAGCCTCGCAGATTTTATGGGCTCAGGGTGCTGTAGGAACTGGTTCAAGCCCCGCGAAGCCGATTACCAAAAAAGACCTGATCCGTCTGCGTGCACTTTTCCGTAAAAACGAAGCTGATGATGAAACCATCAATATCACCTACAACAGTGACATGATGACTTCCATTCTCAATGACACCCAACTGACCAGCGCTGATTACCTGTCTGTGAACATGCTTCAGGAGGGTAACGTTGCAGGGAAATGGCTGGGCTTCAACTGGATCCCGTATGAAAAGCTGAACGTTGACGCCAACGGCTCGGTGACGTCAATTGCATGGACTAAATCCGGTGTGCATTTCGGTACCGGCATTAATCTGACTGTCGATGTTGGCCCGCGCCGCGATAAACGCAACACAATCCAGATCTCGGCATTGACCTCATACGGCGCAGGCCGCGCCAACGAGCAGAAGTGCGCTGCACTGAATTTCATGGGCTCTTAATAGCTCTGGCGGTGAGACAGGCGGGCATATGCCCGTCCTTTTCTTTTTGTGAGGAAACATGGCGCAGAATATTACCGTTGGCGATGTGAGCCTGTGCAATGAGGTGTTGATCGGCCTCGGTGCGCGTCCAATCGCCAGTTTTAACGAAAACACTGATGAGGCGTTAACCTGTTCAAACCTCTATCCAACGTCCCGCGATGACCTGTTAAGCCGTCATGACTGGCCTTGTGCAGTCAAGCGCGTGATCCTCTCGCCCGATTCTGAGCCACCAGCATTCGGTTACAGCCAGGCGTTTTCGTTGCCGGGCGATTACATCCGCGTTCTGGGCGTTTCAGAGACGGGCCACTTTGCGCGCTGGCTGGATGATTACCGTATCGAAAGCGGCAAAATCCTGTGCAACTGCAATCCGGTGGGGTTGCATTACATCTGGCGAAATGACGTGGTGGCAACGTGGCCGGCTGGCCTGATTGACCTGTTTAAATTCCGTCTGCGCTGGGCGCTGGCTTATGCCATTACCCGCGATTCGGGGCTTGAAGCCGCAGCGCAGCAGGTTTTTATGCAGCAGCTAATGCTCTACAAAGGGCAGACCAGCCAGGAGCAGCCAGCGATTGAATTTGGCGGCGATGGATTCTTGCAGGCGAGGTACTGAGCATGGGCGTGCAGGTTCATCACATTCAGACAGATTTTACTGGCGGCGAACTGGATCCGATGCTGCTTGGCCGTGTTAATGCTGACCGTTACGGTGTGGCTGCCAAAGAGCTTACCAATATGTGGGTGCGCGTGTCCGGTGGTGCTGAGGGCCGCGCGGGCCTGCGTTTCGTGAATAAAGCCCGCGACAATACCGGCGACATTCGTTTAATCCCTTGGGTGTACAACCGCGATCAGTCTTACGTGCTGGAATTAACGCATAACAAAATGCGCTTTGTGCAGCAGGGCCAGTTCGTGACAAATGCTGACGGCTCGATTTACGAGATTGATACCGGCATTCCCAAAGACGCGTTAGCGACTGTCCGGTTTGCGCAGTCTGCTGACACAATGATTTTTGCGCATCCAACGTTTGCCCCGAAAAAACTGGTACGCAACGATCAACTTGACTGGAAAATGACGGCAGTCACGTTTGAGGTTATTCCCTTTGATGAACTGAGCAATTCACCTACAGGCTGGGCGGTTGTTGCCAACAATGACTATGTGGCACAGAGCACAACTATCACGCTTAAAGATGGCCCTGATAACAACAATTATTCGGGTACCGGATTTAACAGCGACATGGTTAACAGCTATGTGCGTGTTTATGACGGGCTCTACAAAATCACAGGCGTCAGCAGCAAATCAGTCGCACAGGTGCAGATCCGCACGCTGATGACCGTTGCGCCGACGAAGAATGACAGCACAGGGAAAACGTGGCCGCCTGCACCTGTCGATAACTGGAAGGTGTTAAAGGCAATGTGGTCTGACACGCTCGGCTGGCCGTCCTGTGTCTGCTTCCACCAGCAGCGCCTTGTTTTTGCAGGTTCCAATAAATACCCGCAGTGGATATGGGGCAGCGGGATCCGTCAGTTTTATAACTTCGAACTGGGTTCGCTGGGAACGTCTGCCTGGGCGTTTCAGTTGGACAGTAACCAGATAAACCCAATTCTGCATCTGTTCAGCATGAATGCGTTGATAGCACTTACCTCGATGAATGAGTTTTTGATCACGTCCTCAACGGGCGTGATAACGCCTACATCGGTAAACGTGCGTTGCCCGTCTGAGTACGGTTCAAACCCTGTGTTGCCTGTGCGCCTCGCGTCAGATTTGCTTTATCTCCAGCGTGGTTCTCACAAGCTGTTAACGCTCAATTACGACCCAGACAACCAGACCGGTTACACGGTGAACGAATTAAGCCTGCTGGCAGAGCATATGCTGGAGTCGCCAATTGTGGATATGACGGTGCAGGCGCAGCCCCGTAACCGCATCCACATGCTACGCCTCGACGGGAAAATGGTGACGCTCACCGTTAATAAACAGGTTGGCATAGCGGCGTGGTCACGGGTTGTCACTGACGGCAGTTTTCTTTCATGCGCCACAATCCCGCGTGAGGACGGCACAGACGATACCTATGTTGCCGTCGTCCGTGATATTGGCGGCAGCCCGCAGGTTTATATCGAACATTTCCGGGAAGGGATTTATTCAGATTCCGCGCTGGTGGGTGCCATTGAAAAAGAAACCGATCCGCCTCAGCAGAAGTGGACGAAGTTAGAGCACCTGGAAGGCAAGACGGTTGCTATCGTCGCTGATGGTGCGGTGCAGACATCGCAGACCGTTAAAGACGGGGCGGTAACACTGGCCCGCCCCGCGCGGCAGGTGGTTATCGGGCTGCCCTACACGCCGCGGCTAATCCTGCTTCCCCCAGAGGCGCAGATGCAAAACGGATCCATGCAAGGCAGCAAGGTTTCACTGTCACGCATGCGTATCCGCATCAATGACACCACAGGGATGATGCTGAACGGCCAGCAGGTACCGTTCCGTAAATTCGGCCTTAACGTGCTAAACGAGCCTTCACCCCTCTACAGCGGCGATCTCGACTGGAATGTGACCGGCTGGAAAAACACAGAAACCATTATCGAACAACCTCAGCCGCTGCCAATACATGTACTGGCCGTGGTGCGCACACTGACGGTGAATAACTGATGAGTCTATTTGGAAGCGTTGCCGACGCGATCGGCTCCGTTTTTGGCGATAAAAGCTGGACGGACATTATCGGTACCGGGCTAAAGGTGGGCGGCTCACTGCTTGGCAGTCATGCACAGAGCCAGGCATCACAGGCGCAGTACCAGAGCCAGTTACAGGCTGCTGACAGTCAGCTTATTCAGTCAAGCGCCCAGCTACGTGCGGCGGCCGCTGAACAGCAGGAAGGCGTTTATAAGCAGATTGAGTATAACCGGCTGTCACAGGAAGCCAGGGAAAACGCTGCAAGGGCCACTGCAAACGCTGCGCAAAAAGCCTACCTGATCCGGCGACAGGGAAAAGAAACCGCAGAAAATGCCCTGGCAGGTTATGCCGCGTCAGGCGTTGTTTCCGGTGCAGGCACGGCAGCATACGTTCCGGCGTTCATCGTCGGGCGTGCGGTCGAAGATGCATTTAGCGCATTTCAGGAAGGGCAGGATTCAGCGGATCAGTATACCCGCCAGGCTGACGCCTACATTAACGCCGGTAATCAGGCGCGGAGTGCCAGCGATACAGCCGCAGCGGGCATACGTGAACAGGCTGATGCATTAAGCCAGTTAGCGGCAACGACCCGCAATATTGCCGGGCAAAATTATCAGTCAGCAAAAACCAGCAACTGGGCGAGCCTGTTGGGTAGCGCCGGAAATATTGCGTCTCAGTGGTTCAGTTAAGGGAAATCTATGCAAATCAATATCGGTGATTTTGGCTATCGCAGCACAAATCTTAACCCTGTGCACACGGATAACCCCGAAGCCCTTGCGGCGCCACAGGCTGAAAAGCAGGCCGCGCAGTCAACCATGCAGGCGCAGAACACCGTTCAGGAAGGTTTGCGCGAACAGTCTCAGGCGGCGGCCAGCCAGGCGCAGGCCGGGATGCAGTTGGGTAACACGATTGCCGGCATTGGATCCAACCTGGTTCAGTATGCGCAGAATCTTGCGCGCCAGAAAGCAGAGCTACAGTTACAGGATTATCAGACCTTCAAACAGGGTGTGCTTGAAGGGATTAGCGCAAAGGTGCAAAGCGGTGAACTGGACAGTACTGGCATCCAGAAAGCCTATCAGGACGGCATGAAAGGCTGGCAGGGTGAGCAGATCCCCGACCTGACCAACAGCGACAACATGCGTCTGCAAAAAGGCATAGCGACCGTTAACCGTCAGGGCGATCACACTGTCAGCACGCTCTATGCCCGTCAGTTGCACATTGAAGGCGTTAACGCTCTTGAGCAAACGGCGGCGAACTACACGCAGCAGATGATGCAGCCGGGCGCTGACGTAACCGCTATCAGTGGTCAGATTGATGAGCTCTACAATCGCAGCAGCACCAAAGCACTGTTGGGTGCGTCATGGGCTAATCAGTATCAGGCGGCAAAAAAAAAATCTGGCGACCACGTTTTACAGTTCTCAGATTGAAGCAAACAACACCGATAACGGCGCGCTGGCAACGCTCAAAGAGGATATTAATAGCAGCGCGTCAAAAGGGATTCTGGACTTACAGACCCGTACAGCGCTGTTTAACACGATTGATACTAAGCTTGCCCGCAACGATGCAAAAGCGATCGCCGCACAGAACCATGCTGATGCACTTGCAACCCGGCGTGAAGTGGCCGCCGTCCACGCTGATGATCAGATGCAGCAACGTATTGCGCGCGGTGAGATTCCTACCGAAAGCGACTGGCAGATTTTTTCACAGAAAACTGACGGCACCAGCGTTGCCGGGCAGGCACCTGCTTTACAGGCAACCATGAAGGATGTGCAGCAGGTTTTACGCATGCCTACCGCGACTGCACAGCAGCAGCTTGACGCGATGAAAATCGAACTGGATCGCAACGGCGGTACCAAAGACCAGTATCGTTATTTTGACACCCTGCAACGCACTGTGGATCAGCGCCGGGCTGATGTGAAAAACAATCCGCAGGCGGTTGCCGCAGTGGACAGCGGCCAGCCTTTGCAGCCAATTAATTTTGCCACTGCGCAGGATAATCCCGGTGCCATTGGTGAAGTACTGCAACAGCGCTTACAGGCCAGTCAGGCACTGGTGCAAAAGGAAGGGCCAACGGCGGGAAAATCCCTGTTAACGCCGCAGGAAAAATCAGACCTCACGGCGGTTTATCCAAAAATGTCAGCCGATCAGCGTGTGCAGTTCTGGCGCAACATGAATGCCAGCGCAGGCAGTGAAGCCACCACACGGCTGGCAAAAGACATTGGCGGCGATGCAATCACGCTCCAGGTGGTTTCGTCTCAGGCCAATACCCCCAATGGCTACAAAGTTGCAGAGGCTATCGAAAAGGGCACAACACTGCTGAATCCGCCCGATGGCCAGGCAAAAATGAAAACCATCAAAGCTGAAGATGTAGCCCGCTCAATCAAAGACGCTTACCCCAGCCTGAACCAGACGCAGATACAGCGGCTTGTGCCAGTCATGCAGGCTTATCACATCGGTACCGGAAAACGGGATGATGCCAGCAGCCTGGATACTGATGATATGCACGCGGTGATTGGCAGCCCGGTGAAAGTCTTTGGTGCGCAACTGGTATCGCCCCCGGGTATGGACGGGGAAATATTTATCCGAAGCATGCAGACAGGGATTAATAAATTGCCTGGGGGCGATGCGGCCAGCGTTCGTAATCACCTCAATGACGGCAGTTACACGTTTATTCCTGATGCGTCAGGCAACATGCGGCTGATTAACAAGGACACACAGCGCGCCGTGACTGTCAGCGGTAAACCGTTTGTTGTGGAGCTTTCGCGATGAATATTCTTTTTGACCAGTCAGAAAATGACGCGGTAGACAGCAATGGTACCGAACCCCTTTCTAAAGCCTCGCCGGGATGGTTTCAGGGAACCGGTAATGAACTGGGGCGCGGCCTAAAAAACATTGGCGTGCTGGGCGAACGACTGGCAGGTCAGGCCGACAGTTCAGCCGCCGATGCGCTGGGGGTGAATCAGTATCTTACCCGCGATGGCAACGTTGCAAAAATCCACGATATCGACCCTACACCGCCAGAAAAATTACCGCAGTTTGAAAAACCTGATGCTGATAACAGCGGGGCGGCGGCAATCATCTTGGGTGATTTGATGCAGAGCGCGCCGGTAGTTGCTGGTGCGATCGTTAACCCGCTGGCAGGTTTCGCCGCTGGCGTTGCGTCAGGCACTGCACACGCTCAGGACGAAGCGGCAAAGATGAATCTCAGCGATGAGGCGGGCAGGGGCTATGCGGCAATCAGCGCACTGTCAGAGGGTATCGGCGGCGCGATGCCGGGTATTGGCGGGATAGGTGAGCGCGCATTGCTGAAATACGGCTCGCGTTTCGTCACTGGTGGGGCTGCCAACGTTGCGCTTTCCGAAGCAGATCAGTGGTCACGCGCCGCCGTTCTTGATGCCTATGGATACCAGAAACAGGCTGCACAGTTGCGCCAGTGGGACACGCAACAGGCTATGGCATCTTTTCTGATGGGCGGCTTTTTCAACCTTGCTGGCGGGCGGGCGCGTGACAGGGATTTAAGTGCAAACGAAGGTGCCACGCCAGTTAAAGGTGAGGCAGAAATACAGGGCAGTGAAATTAACGGCGCAGTGCCAGACGCTTTAAACCGTGTGGATCCTTTACAGGCTGATGCCGCTACACACACTGTTTTGCACGATAACTATGTGACTGAATCAGCGCCGGGGCTTGCCGTCGATACGCAGTCAGAAAGCGCCCACGTTCGCGCTATGGACAGTGCCATGGAATCCATTAACGCGGGGAAAGCCGTCGATATTTCAGATCACTTCGGTGGCGATAACGCTTTTCTGGTTCACGGTGATTTGAATGGCGGCATTCTTGAGCGTCAGCAACTGGCCGGGGATCTGCAACAGCGAACTGACCGCACCGTTATGGCAGCCGAAAATCAGTCATTACCTGAAAAAGCCACAGCCGAACCCGTTGCGGGCGTTATCAGTTCAGAGGTGGCAGAGCCATTCGCTATGCTGCGCGCCCAGACTGAGGCTTTACGGGAAACGCACCCAGAGCTTGCGGACGCTATGGCGCCGCACATTGATGCCCTTGAAGCAGAACACACCCTATCAACCGCAGAGGCGCAGCAATATGACATTGCGGCCGCCTGCGCCCTGACTTACGGACAGTAACATGAAACCACAATGCATACAGGCGGTTGAGGCGCATCTCTCTGCTGTTCACGGCAAGCCCGTAAAACTCAGTGATGCGGCCATTGCGCGTATAGATTCACGCATGCATGAAGGGGCGAAAATCATTTCCCGCCGCGATCGTGCGGCATGGCAGGCGATGACCTCTGACGAGCGCACGCTTGCAATCGGGAAATGGGTACGCGAACAGGAAATGATCCAGGCTGACAGCGTGGCCCGCAGCAAACTGCGCCAGCTTTCTGCAATAAGTGATGCAGCGAAGCGCCTCAATACGCTGGCTGATAACCGTCCTGACAAAGCTGGTAAATGGGGGAAATCCTTAATCGACCTGCTGGAAGGTGTTGATAACACGCTTCGCGGCGCTGAACAAGTGGCTGTCAGGGGCTTTGGTGATTTGCTGAAAAAAGCAGGGGTGGGAGGTTTTTCGCTGGATTTCGGCAATAAACGCAGCAATGCATTTTTTGATGATGTGGTGCGTGAGATTTACGGTCACAACACAGGCCACCCCGAAGCACAGCGATTTGCACAGCAGTGGTCTGACACAATGGAAGGATATCGTCAGGCCAGAAATCGCGCGGGCGGTACCGTTGGCCGGCTGGATAACTACGCGCCGCAGTTTCACGATCCCACAGTAATGCAGCGTGCCGGAAAATCTGCGTGGGTTTCTTTCATGATGAAAAACCTTGATCGCAATCAGTACCTCAGCGACGCGGGTTTTCCCCTGGATGATTTAGCCCTGGAAGGCGTGATCAGCCACATGTATGAATCCATCGTTACCGATGGTGTGAATAAAATTAAGCTGGATGCGCAGGGGCTTGCAGAGGATGCGGCAGCCGGATTTGGTTCGGCAAATGTGGCGCGCATGCTCAATGACAGCCATCGTGAAATTCATTTACGGGATGCCGATGCGGTCATTGCCTATAACCGGCAGTTCAGCAATCGCTCGCTCGGCTCGGCTTTTTTCAGTCACCTTACTGGCTCGGCGCGTGATGTCGCCCTGATTAATGAACTCGGCCCCAACCCCGGCATGACGTTTTCAACGCTGCGTGACAGCGCGCTTAAAAAAGACAGTCAGATCCCTGGCGTCACATTTGACCGACACGGCGAAGTTGAGGCGGGCAAGCGCGGGCTGTTCGGGCCAGAGGCATATTTCCGGCAGTTGGTAAGGGATAATCAGGACTTTACCCGTATTGACCGTATCAGCAGTGCGCTGACGGCTTATCAGGCGGCGACCAAACTTACCAGTACTGCAATGCGCGCGCCGTTCCAGGACACGCCCGGCATACTGCTGAACATGGCTGACGTGGGCCAGCTTAAAAATATTGGCACCATTCTGCACACCGCTTTTACCCGTAAGGAGGCGGCACGCTTCGGCATTGGTGCAGAAGTGGCGTTACAGGCTGCACGTGAAGGCAGTGAACGGATCATGTCTCAGGGCAGGCTGAATACCGGCAATCTCATGTCACGTTATGCACAGGCCACCATGAAATATACCTTACTTGATGCATGGACGAACGCCGCGCGCCGGGCAGGGCAAACCACGCATGCTTTAGCGCTGGGCGAATGGTCACAAAAACCGTGGGATAAACTGACAGAAAGCGATCGCGGAATACTGAATAACGCCGGTATTACGGATGCTGACTGGCAATTAATCATGGCCCTACCACGTCAGGAACTGCGCGGCCACGCCATTCACAACGTTGATGATGTGGCTACGCTTGGCCTTTCCGCTGATGAAACCCTGCGCCTACAGTCGCGCATGATGGGCTTTATTCGCATGGGCGGCGACATAGTGACCTCTGAACATAACCTGACGGCGCAAACGCTCATGAGCGCGGGCGGGCGTACAAACGCGCTGACTAAACAGGTGATGTTATTTAAAAACGCCGGAGCCATTCAGACGGCGCACATGCTTGATCGTCTTGGCCGCAAATCAGGCAGCACGAAAACCGGTTACATCGCCGCCACAGCGGCTTTATCAGCGGGGTTTGGTTACATGGCGCTGGTGGCTCAGGCAGTGACTAACGGGCAGAATCCGCCGCCGCCTGATGACTGGCGCACTGTCGGAAAGGCCATGGCCGTGGCTGGTGGTTTTGCGATGGTGCAGGACTTAATCACCAGCATGTATGACGCCGCCAGCGGTGACAACAGCGGGCACAGTTCCAGCGCGGTTCCCATTTTTGGCGATATGGCCACACTCGGGAAAATAGCTTTCACCTCTGAAAGCGATCCCGGTAAAGCGGCTTATATGGCAATCCGGTTTGGACGCCAGCAGATTGCGCCGCTGAATTACTGGTACACCAAAGCCGCGGTAGATCATCTGTTTTTCAACGATGCCGCCGAAGCACTCAATCCGGGCTATCAAAAAAGATTACGCAAATATGCTGACCAGAAAGGCCAGCAGTATTTTTACGATCCGTCAGGTTCTGGCGGGGCGTCATTTGGTTTCGGGCAATACACAAAACCTCTCGGAGAATAATCATGTCAAAACCACGCAGCCAGAAAGCAGTAATGCAGGATTTATGCGACCTTGCCGACCGCCTGACCGAAGTCGCAATAACGGAATGTGATGTTACGCAGTGGCCCGGCCATGGAAAAAGTATCACTGAAATGGACAAGCAGACGCGCGGCGATCGTTACTGGGCGAAGCAGAACGCAACAGCCACAATTCTTCTCGTTAAAAATCTGCATAACCTGGTGAGCCAGCGGCAGGCAGGGCAAAAAGACCGGCTGGCAGCCAACCCTACGGCGGCCAGTGACGATGATATTTTGCAGCAGCAGGTTTCACAGGCAGAGCGTGATTCAGCAGAGCAGATACGCAAAGCAATGGCGAAAATGGCGAAACACTAATGAGCGGGAAAGTCGGGTTTGGCGCTTTCTATCTGATGTGGGCGCAGCGTATGAACTGGACAGTTCCCGGCATTCACTGGATTGTTATCAACTGGCTTGAGTCCAGAGGGGATCTGGCAGTTCTGCGCTGTTTTCGTGGTTTTGGAAAATCGACAATCATCGATGTGTATTTTGCCTGGCGGATTTATAAAAAATCCAACTGGCGTTTGCTTCTCCAGTCAGAAGACCGATTCCACCGCTTTAAAAAACAGCCGCGACACGCAAAACATATTACGCAATCACCCGCTCACACGTGGACTTCTTGAAGATACCGGCACCGTTGAAAGCTGGTGGACGCATGAAGGTAAAGACTCTGATCCGCGAAACCCTCAGTTTTTAGCGAAGGGCGTTTTATCAAACGTCACCGGTTCGCGCGCTGACGAGATTGTGAATGATGATGTTGAGGTGCCGCGCAATATCACCACGCCTGAACTCAGGGAGAAACTACGGTACCGCCTGGAGGAACAGACTCACATCGCGGTACCGGGCGCAAAGAAACTTTTTATCGGTACCCCGCATGCCTTTGATTCGCTTTATGACGATGAAGAAAGTAAGGGCGCTGACTGCCTGACAATTCCTCTTTTCAATAAAGATTTCCGAATTGATGAGCCAAAAGGGCGCAACGCTTTCGGCGTGCCGTTTGAGCCAGTGTATGTTTTTAGCGGCATCGGTAAGGGCGCATCATTGCTGCGACCTGACATCGATTATCGCTACAGCAATGGCATTATCTCTTTTGTCACAGCGCCAAAATCAGTTATCGATTGCTACGGTGAAT